AGATGATGAAACTTGCTAGTGATGCTGATATGGAACCAGATGCACCAGCAGATGAACCAGAAATGGAAGACTGGGATAATTCACCAGAAGAAGAATATAGCGATACTAAGACAATGACTAAAGACTTGTCAGGTGGTATTAACCGTGAAAAGAAAATGCATAAGCCAGCAGCAGATGGAGATAATCCTATTGCAGTTGAAACATCAATCAAAGAACAGCTTTGGGCAGCATTAAACGAAAAAATGACAGCTGAGGGGCGCGGACGTGGTAAGAAGAAAACATTAAAAGCATCACGCGGTAACGAAGACATCCAAACAACTGAGGGCTCTAGAGGTAAAAAGAGTCGTGGTAAGAAGTCAAGAGGTTAATTGGGAAGAATATTTCCAACGCATAAAACCTGTATGTCCTTGGAGCGGCGCAGCTCTTAAAAAAGGCGAATTAAAAATTACACAATGGTCTGGAGAGATTGAGCCGCTAGGCAACAACCAGGCCATTGTTTACATTTGTCCAGGCTACAATCGTAGACGACTAAAAAAACTACATAAAAAAATTGATACTGGCGAATTTGAACTGCTTTGGAGTGAGCCTACTAATGGACCTAATGCATCGCCGGTGCCTATTATTATACAACAGGATAAACGTAAGTTATTTGATCTAAGATTCGATACTGGATTTTATGACGATATAATTGGTTAAATAGTATTATGGCAGCATCATTAGACGGCGTCTTAATTAAGAAGGCAAATAAACAAGAAACATTTACTGAAGATCAAATGCAAGACCTTATGGCTTGTATGGATCCTGATCTTGGATATTTGCATTTTGCAAAACATTTTTCTTATATTCAACACCCAGTAAAAGGAAAACTTTTATTTGATCCGTTTGAATATCAGCTACGCTTAATGGATAGTTATCATAGCTATCGATTTAATATTAATATGATGCCTAGACAAACAGGCAAAACTACGTGTGCTAGTATCTATCTAGCGTGGTATGCTATGTTTAATCCAGACCAAACTATCCTAGTAGCAGCACACAAGTATACAGGCGCACAAGAGATTATGGCACGTATACGTTACGTATACGAAACTTGTCCAGATCATATTAGAGCAGGTGTTACAAGTTACAACAAAGGTAGTATTGAATTCGAAAATGGTTCACGTATTGTAGCACAAACTACAACAGGCAACACAGGACGTGGTATGTCCATATCATTACTATACTGTGACGAGTTTGCATTTGTGCAACCTAATATTGCTGAAGAGTTTTGGACATCAATATCACCTACACTAGCAACAGGTGGTCGTGCTATTATTACTAGCACACCTAACTCGGATGAAGATACATTTGCTACTATTTGGAAACAATCTCAAGACAAGTTTGATGCACACGGCAATGAAAATGAACTGGGTATAAACGGATTTCACGGATTTGTTGCAGAATGGCACGAACATCCTGACAGAGACGAAAAATGGAAAGAAGAAGAAATTGGACGTATCGGTGAAGAAAAGTTCCGTCGTGAATACGGCTGTGAATTCTTAGTATTTGACGAAACACTTATTAGTTCAATTAAACTTGCAACTATGGAAGGCAAAGCACCAACACTCAATATGGGGCAAACACGTTGGTATAAAAAGCCTTCGCCCAGTTATACATATGCTATTGCACTTGACCCTAGTATGGGCACAGGTGGCGACAACGCCGCAATACAAGTCTTTGAATTACCTACATATGAACAAGTAGCAGAGTGGCAACACAATCAAACTGCAATACCGGGGCAGATTAGAGTACTTGCTGACATATGTAGATATATTGAAACACAAACAAATAACCCGCAAGGAATTTACTGGAGCGTGGAGAACAATGGACTAGGTGAAGCTGCCCTTATCGTTATAAACGACTACGGCGAAGAGAACATTCCGGGTTTGTTCGTCAGTGAGCCTATCCGCAAAGGACACGTTCGTAAATTCCGCAAAGGCTTTAACACTACACACGGTACAAAAGTTACAGCTTGCAGCAGACTAAAAACTATGATTGAAAATGATAAAATGATTATCAACAGTAAACCATTTGTATCTGAGCTAAAAGGTTATGTTGCAACAGGATCAAGTTTCCAAGCAAAAGTAGGAATGACTGACGATTTAGTAAGTTCAACGCTACTTGCTATAAGGATGATGGCTGTACTTAAAGACTGGGATCCTAGAATTTATGATTCCTTTAACCAAGCAGAAAAAGATGAGGATTATGAGCCGCCAATGCCGATATTCATTAGCAGCAATTATTGATAAATAATATTATGAAGAGTCTTGATAACATAGCAGAAGATCTGTTTAACAAAATACGTGGTCGATTTCCTAGCGTTACTATTGGTGACGAAAAAGGTAAAGTAACAATGGACCCGCTAACCGCCCGCTTCTTTGATTTTGATTACAAAGAAGGCGCAAAAAATGTAGGCAAAGTAAGTATTAGCGTTACCGAAGATAAAATTTCTGTAATGTATAGCAATAGTTTTGTAGAAAATGAAGATACATTAACTAGACAGAATTGGTATAATTTCTTAAAAGAATTACGTGTTTTTGCTAAGAAAAGACTGCTACAGTTTGATACTAGAGATATCACAAAATCAAACTTAGATAAAAGAGATTATAAATTCCTAGCACAGAAAAACTTCGGAGAAGACACAATGAGCGAGTCTAAATTATACGGCACAAGCAAAGTAAGTTACCAAAATGTTGGTAATGCAAGATTAACAATTAAACATACTGAAAGTGTTAATCAAGAATTAGCAGCAGGTAGAACACAAAAAATTGGTGCTATATATGTTGAAAACACTGAAGGTGAAAGATTTAAATATCCGTTTAAGCATTTGAATGGTGCTAGAGCAATGGCAAGACACGTTGCAGAAGGCGGCAAGCCATACGATGACTTTGGCAAACATATTACAGGACTATCTGAAGAACTAGCTAACTTACGTAAATTCAAAACATATATGAATCGCTCAAGCGTAATGGCTGAAGGTCTATCAGGCTATATGGAAGCAGTTGTTGAAAGACTAGATACTATTAAAAAGACAGTGTCCGGATTACAAAAAGAGTCTTATTACAAAACAGCATTTGAGTCATACGAAGTTCCAATGATGGAAGATGTGCCAAGTGATGTTGCTGAAAACTGGATTGACGAATTAACTATTAGACAGTTTAACGAAGACTTAAAAGATGTATTTCCGTTTGTATATAAACTAGTAGGCGAAGCAACTAAAGCACAAGAACTTACACCAGAAGATATGCTAGGTGAAAAAATGTCTAAAATTGATGCAAGTAAGTATACTTGTGAAGATTGCGGATGTCAAATGCATAACTGTAAGCCAGACTGTGATTGTTCACACGATTCACACGATGAAACAGGTAGCTGGTGGAAAGACGAAAACGGCAACGGTGTTCCAGATATTATGGAAAGCACAAGCGATGTTTGTGAAGATTGCGGTAACCCAAGTTGGCGTACATTTACTGAAGGCGAAAAGCGTTGGAAGCAAACTTCAATGGATCCAAAAGATGCAATAGCAAAATTTGGTAAAGACAATGTAAAGATTAAAAAGGGTGGCCTTAACAACGGCGACGATATGATTGAAATCTTAGTTGACAGTGTTGAGGAAGGCGAACAGCACGGCAACAGCAGTACGTACGATAAATGCTGGAAAGGCTATTCAAAAGTACCAGGCAAAAAGCGTGGCGAAAAAGGTAGCTGTAAAAAGAACGAATCAGATGATCCGTTATCAGATGCATTAGACGATGTGATGGGACAATTTTCAGATAAGCCACAATCAGAACCAAAGTTAGAGCCAAAGAAACCACAAACTCCTGTAACAGAGTTTATCTTGTCATTATTTGATAGAGAAACAGGACAATTTCCAAAAGGCGAAACAGCAGTACTAACAGCAATTGAAAAAGACTATGGTGAGCAGTATATTAATCCTGCAAAAGCATTTATTGAAGCAATTGGTGCAAAGTATAAACAATTTAAAGATCCTGATTTAGAAGAAGGTGATTACGAAGAAGATGATTTGTATACTGTACGCAAAGGCGACACTGTATATAGTTTATCACAATACTCAGGCACACCAGTAGGTGACATTATTGAAATTAATGGATTGGACGATGATGCCAAAATTCAAGTAGGACAGCAATTAAGAGTCCCAGGCATTAACCAAATTGGTGCGAGCCCTGCAACGCCAGGAGCAACTAGAGGTATTGATCCAAGAGATAATTATAGTAAAGACGACTTCGAAAGACTTGTAAACCAAGGAAAGAACGAAGAGTATAACGATATTAAGAGATTAGCAGGGCTATAATAGTCCTGTTATAAGTTTTTATGTTTTTTCTTTAAAAAAAGACTTGACAATGTTAGCAGATCAGTGTATTATTATAACTGTGCTGCAAAACAAAGGCACAAAGGCTATAAGGCAATTACAATTAGGAGGCATATATTATGGCATCATTAGCAGAAATCCGAGCAAAGCTCAAAGAGCAAGAAGCAGGTAACAACAACCGTCAATCAGGCGGTGGTGACAACAGCATTTACCCATTTTGGAATATTAAAGAAGGCGAGAGCGCAACTCTACGTTTCCTTCCAGATGGCAATGCAGATAACACTTTCTTTTGGCAAGAACGTTTAGTAATTAAACTGCCATTTGCAGGTGTAACAGGACAAACTGATTCACGTCCTGTACAAGTACAGATCCCTTGTATGGAAATGTACGGCGAAACTTGTAACATTCTTAACGAAGTTAGAGGCTGGTTTAAAGATCCTTCATTAGAGGATATGGGTCGTAAATATTGGAAGAAGCGTTCATATATCTTCCAAGGATTTGTAACTGATAATCCACTTACAGATGATCAAACTCCAGAGAACCCAATTCGTAGGTTTATTATTGGTCCGCAAATTTTCCAGATCATTAAGGCAGCACTTATGGATCCGGATATGGAAGAATTGCCAACTGATTACACAGGTGGTGTTGACTTCCGTCTTAACAAAACAAGTAAAGGTGGATATGCAGACTATTCAACATCTAACTGGGCACGTAGAGATCGTCCATTAGGTGATGCAGAAATGGCTGCTGTTGATGCACACGGCTTGTTTAACTTGGGCGATTTCCTACCTAAAAAACCAGGTGCAGTTGAACTTAAAGTAATGCAAGAAATGTTTGAAGCGTCAGTAGACGGTGAAGCATTTGATATGGATCGTTGGGGTCAATATTTCCGTCCAGCGGGAATGGCGCAACGTACAGGTGATCCAGTAGCAACGCCAAAAGCAACAACACCTGCACCAGCACCTGCGGCAGAACCTGCTCCAGTAGCAGAGGCAGCACCGGCAGCACCAGCAGCCGAAGCGGCACCAGCAGGCGGCGGCGATGCAAATGACATTTTAGCAATGATCAGAGCACGTCAGTCTTAGTAACACATTATGACAGCTATTAACAAAACCAAAGCAGAGATTCACGGTTTACCTGTCAACACTTCAAACGTTAATAGCTGTCGAGCTTTTTAGATAGGAGAAAAATATGGCGAACAAATCGTTTGACCCAACCAAGTTCCGTAAGGACTTAACAAAATCCATTACTGGTATGAGTAGCGGATTTAATGATCCGACTGATTGGATCAGCACAGGCAACTATGCACTAAACTATCTTATTAGTGGCGACTTTAACAAAGGTGTGCCATTAGGCAAGGTAACTGTGTTTGCTGGTGAATCTGGTGCAGGTAAAAGTTATATCTGTTCAGGTAACATTGTAAAGGCAGCACAGGATCAAGGTATCTTTGTAGTATTAATTGACTCAGAGAATGCACTTGACGAATCGTGGCTACAAGCATTAGATGTAGACACATCAGAAGAAAAACTACTAAAACTTAATATGTCAATGATTGACGATGTAGCAAAAACTATGTCAACATTTATGGCAGATTACAAAGCAATGCCAGAAGAAGATCGTCCTAAAGTATTGTTTGTAGTTGATAGTTTAGGTATGTTATTAACACCTACTGATATTGATCAGTTTAACAAAGGTGATATGAAAGGTGATATGGGTCGTAAGCCCAAGCAGTTAACATCGCTTGTTCGTAACACAGTTAATATGATTGGTAGTTACAATGTAGGACTAGTATGTACTAACCATACATATGCATCACAAGATATGTTTGATCCGGATGACAAGATCAGTGGTGGACAAGGCTTTATCTATGCATCTTCAATTGTTGTTGCAATGAAGAAGATGAAGTTAAAAGAAGACGAGGATGGTAACAAGATCAGTCAAGTTATGGGTATCCGTGCTGGCTGTAAGGTTATGAAAACTCGTTATGCAAAACCGTTTGAAGGCGTACAAGTAAAGATTCCATACGAAACAGGTATGAATCCTTATAGCGGCTTACTTGAACTGTTTGAAGCAAAAGACATCATTAAAAAGCAAGGCAACAGACTTGCATACACTACACTCGACGGTGAAGAAATTTTAGACTATCGTAAGAAATGGGTAGGAGAAAATCTCGATAAAGTTATGTCAGATTACTTGGTAAAGCAAGCCGAAGTGGTAAATACCGAGGAACTAGAATCAAGTGATCTAGACTTACAAGATAACGAGCTTACACTAACAGAGGAGTAGGGTTTATGGACGAACGTCAAGTAATTGATATTTGGATGATGTTTAAAGAATATATGGACAAAAAACACGTAGAAATAGCGGCAGAACGATACATTGATTTGTGTGCTGATTACGGTGTTAGCGATGAAGCATTAAAAGATGCACTTGGTAATGACGGTGCATTAGATTATGCTATTAATTATTATCTAGATCTTGATGATGTAGATGTCCTTGATGAAGAAATAGATTGGGATTAATTTATGGGTTGGTATAGCGAAGTTTCACGTGATGTAAGCAAGATACCTCAAGCAGTTGCGTACTTTGATAATGAGCTTTCACAAGCTCGTACTGAAGTAAAACTTTCAGGTAACGTTGAACGTGCTTCGGCAGAGATGCCTGGTATTGTTGAACATCGCTTTAATCAATTACAAGAAATTGAAGCTATACTAAACTATCTCAATATCGAGCTACGTAGGTTGCGTAGCTCGTATTTCAAAAAATACCTAGAAAACTATCAACGAGCTCTGTCTAGTCGCGACGTAGAAAAATACGTTGACGGCGAGGCAGACGTTGTTGACTATGAAAAGATTATTAACGAGTTTGCACTAATGCGTAACAAGTGGTTAGGTCTACTTAAAGGACTTGATCAAAAGCAATGGCAGATAACAAACGTAGTTAAACTTAGAGTAGCGGGTATGGAAGATGCAACCTTGTAACATTCTTATAGGTTGCGACCAAGTATATTATACTGAATGGGCTGTACCTTTATTAAAAAGTATACAGCGACATAACCCTTGGATTGATTTACATTGTCATATTGTAAATCCAACAGTTGAGAATTCTTTAGATAACGTTAGTATTACTACTGAAAAACGAGAATTTATAAACGATGAATCAAAAATTTCTTATTTACAGTGTGTTAGATTTTTAGCTGTTGCTAGAAAATTTAAAAATAATGAACCTGTAATTACGCTTGATGCAGATTCAGTATGCACTAGACCTATTGGTCAAACAGCAACACAGCGTTTATTTGAAGCCCAACACGTATTAAAACATCATAAAGAATCTAGAGACTTAGCGGGATTT